ATCTTTGATGATGGATTGGCTGAAGAGCCATTGATGCTTGAAAGTATTTTTGCGGTTAACACTTCAGAAAAAGACACAGAGCGTGATTCTTCTTATGGAGGCTTTGCCCTTCCATTTGAAACAGGGTAAGGCGAACCAGTAACTTACGACCAAGTCTATCAAGGGTATGATGTAACCTATCGCCACAAAAAATACACTCTTGGATTCAAAGTAACCCGTGAAGCCATCGAAGACGATCTTCACAGAATCGTTTCTCGAAGACCTGCTGAAATGGGCAGGGCAATGCGAAGAGGAGCTGAAAACCAAGCAGCAAACGTCTTCATAAATGGATTTTCAACATCATACTTGGGCGGAGATGGGAAACCAATATTCTCAACATCTCACCCTCGACCTGATGGAGGGACAGCACAATCAAATGCCTCCTCAACAGGTATTACTTTTACAGAAGATAATTTAGAAACGGGACGGCTTGCAGTTGAAGGCCAACTAGATGACAGAGGACAAATTATAGATGTAACAGCAGACAAACTCTTAGTCCCACGCCAACTTAATAAAACAGCCCACTTAGTAATTGATTCTACCCTAAGACAAGGGACAGCAGACAATGACGCAAACTTCTATAAAGGAATGCTCGATATTATGGTCTGGAAGTATCTCACTTCAGCTACAGCATGGTTTTTAGTTGATAAGTCAACCGTTCAAGGACGGGGGACACTTACATGGTTCTGGAGAAGGAGACCAGAATTTAAGAACGATGAACTCTTTGACACTGAATACGCAGTCTATAAATCAACCATGAGATTGTCACGAGGTTGGAGCGATTGGCATGGAATTTGGGCAAGTAAAGGCGATGGAGCAGCATTTTCAGACTAATAGGGTAGCGTAGGTCTTACTCCAAGGCCGAGTATCCTTAACCGAACTTACAAAGGAGATAGTATGACATCTTTTTCAAATCTAGCTGGGTCAATACCAACAGGAACATCAAATCCAACTTCTCCTGTAACAGGGGAAATGTATTATGATACTACTAACAATCGTTTCATGCGGTATAACGGGACTAATTGGGTAGGTCTTGCTTTTACAACTTCAACTTCATCTTCAAGTTCAACGAGTACGTCGACCACCACATCTACTTCTCGTACTACTTCAACCTCTACGAGCACATCTACTTCGAGGACTACCTCAACATCCACGAGTACGAGTACTTCTACTTCGAGGACTACCTCTACGAGTACAACCATGACTAGTACTTCAACAACGAGTACGTCCAGTTCAACATCAACAACAACCAGTACAAGCACTAGTACGTCCAGTAGTACGTCAACAACAACTACTGTATAAATATGAGTAAAAGTCATTTTAGTGAAATAACAGGGAGAATAAGGATACAAAGTACTCCTCCATCACCTGCAATTACAGGAGAGATGTTTTATGATGAGGACAATAACTCTTTATTCCGTTACACGGGAAATACATGGATAGGATTTAAGTTTACAGGAACTCCTGTACTGCCGTTTGATAATGAGACTTCCAATGCTCCTGGAACTCATTTTTCGGCTTTAGCCTCAGCAATTAGAGATCAAGCAGATGATCCAACGGGGCCAAGATCGGGAGATTGGTATTATGATACAGACAATGATAATCTAAAAATTTATGTAAATGGGGCTTGGTTTGCAGGAGCTATGACTACAACTACATCTACTTCTACAAGTACGACTAGCACTAGTACAAGCACAACTAGTACCAGTTCTAGTACATCAAGTTCATCTAGCACGAGTACAAGTACAACAACTAGTACAACAACAACTCTTTAAAAATATGGCAAAAATACTTTTAAACCCAGAAGACGGAGCAGACATCAAGAATGTCCAGGTAAAAGGGCAAACCCTTTTCAAGGATAAGTCCTTTGAAGTGGATTCTATGCGTAAGATTGAAAGTGATGAGGTAGCAGATGACCTCTTACATTTATATGAATTTCTTAAAGTTTTAGAAACTAAAGAAGAAGTAGGAAGTTATCTAGCTGCTAAAAAAAACAGAGCCTTTAAGTGTGGGAAATGTGACTTTTCAACAAGTGTAGAGATTGCTTTAAAAGGGCATAACAGAAAGCACGAATCTGAAGAAAAAATGACAGATGAACTAGGCATAGAAGTAGTATCAGAGAAAACTACTGAGCCTTTATCAAATGAAGAGATTGAACGTCTAAGGGAGGAAGCTGAAAAAAAACACCTTGAAAGTGGTGGGATAACTATGCAGATAGAAGATGACTCCCCTATTAGGGGAGTAGCAATGTAATATGTTGACAAAAACCAGTGCTAGTAGATACAAGACAGTGTTAAACGGAACAAGAACCTCTTTGCAGATTGCAACAGGAGGAGGCAATGAGGTAACCTCAGTATTAGTAACTGGGGGATCAGGTGGTGCGGTAGTAAGAATTTCAGATTCAGCTAGTGGTAAAAACTTACTTGATAGTTTTCTAGTAGCAGCCAATGGAGGAGAATCTACTCCATTTAATCCCGATTCACCAATTCTGATGAAAAAGGGAATTTTTGCGGAACTTGAACAATCCTCAGGAAATGCAGAGGCTACTATCTTTTATAATTAAAGTGCGTATTGACAAGTATACCCAAATATGTTAGCGTTAGATAATGCCTCAAAAAGTCTGTTTATCCACGAGTTTTTCTGACAATCAAAAGGCATACAGCCTCAATATCATCGTTCAGTCTCAGATTAAAATGCTTCTCTTAAACGATTTTGAGCCTACAGTTATAGTACATGATACTTTTGAACCCGAAGGAATCTATGCCCACCCCAAAGTCAAAATAGAGTACATACCCAATGTTCCCTGCCACAATGAAGTTAAAAAAGACGAAACTTTTGATTCTGATGTAGCTGAAATGGAGAAACGTCTTTTGGAGATTCTCAAAGACAAAGATATAGTATTAACTCACGATATTATTTACCAGCCAGCTTGTTTAAAACATAATTTCGCCTCCCGTAGAGTAGCCAAAGCCCTCCCTAACCTTAAATGGCTGCATTGGATACATTCTGCTACCTCTCCCTCACTTGTTAATCAGGTAGTGGGAATCTTTAAAGACGAATATCCCCAGCTTATACGAGAAGAATTTCCCAATTCCCTCTATATTTACCCAGAACCCTATACGATTCCAGCAGTAGCCAAGAACTACGGAGTACCAGAAGATAAGGTTAAACATATCCCTCACGCAACCGATATTTGTGGGTTTTTGGGAATGGATCGTGAATCAGAAAGAGTAATTTACGACAAAGACATTCTCTCAGCAGATGCTATTTGTACTTATCCTATCAGGCTTGATACAGGGAAACAAGTTGAGTATGTTATTAAAACTATGTCCATGCTCAAAGAGTTTGGATTAAAAATTAGACTTATTATAATTGACTTCCACTCAACGGGGGTAGAGAAAATTGCTTACCGAGATAAATGTAAAAATGTAGCTATAGATTATGGTCTTTCCCAAGATGAACTGATTTGGACTTCTGAACAATCTGATGAATGGACACAGGAAGTTCCCCAAAACGTAGTCCGTGATTTTCAGTTAATTTCAAATGTCTTTATCCTTCCCTCCGTAAGTGAGACTTATTCCCTAATTGCACAGGAAGCTATGTTATGTGGGAATATAGCTGTACTTAATAAAGATTTCCCGCCTTTCAGGGCTATTTATGGTGATAATCCTATCTATAAAAAATATAGTAGTGCTTTTGACGTACAAGCTGATCTTGCTGATTCGAGGACTGCCGATTCATGGACTGGGACTAAATATGGAGATGATAAGTTGCCTGAAGAGGCTCGTAAGAGTGCAGAACAAAGCTACCATAGAGGTACTGCAGGACAAATACTTGCACGACTTAAACTTCCTGAACAAGCCCAAAGGACATGGGTAAGAAAAGAACGTAATTTAGATTCAGTATTCAAAAAGTTCTATTTACCAATATTCTATGGGTGATGATGCAGCAGTCATAGGTTCTACAGGCTATGTAGGTAAAGCAACATCTCTAGCTTTTGGCATTAA